ACCATCTTCGTCGAACGATAGATACCTGCAGGGTCTACGGTGCGTGTCGCTGCCATTATGCGCCTTCCTTAAATGATTTCAAATCGTTGAACGCTGAACGCAACAACGGAAGATGACTGTTCAATATGATTGCACCTTTGCCCCAGTTCACTTTCGCATTGTCGGCAACCACTTCAGGGGTAAACCCTGCCTTCTCGCAAGCGGCAATGAACTGTTCAATCTGTTCTTGTGATAGCGGTGCATCACCAACAGGTTCTGCTTTCACTACCTTGGGTGCTGGTGTTGCCACTGCTGGTGCATGGTTATCCCATTCTTGTTTCGTCCACAACGACAGACACACACCGAAACGCATAGCAGAGTTGCGGATGAAGTCTGATACCAACTCTTTGAGTAGGTCAGGTTTGTTGTGCGCTACCGAACCGATACCCAAACGACGGACACCATGAATCGTCATCCAGCCTGCCATATGTGCCATGCCGTTCTCCACACGGTACGCAGGTAGCCCGTCACTATCAAAGGCAACAGGTTCCCATGTCCATTCCGTAGAAATTTCTAGGAGCATTTTTGTAATATCCGCATGCCCGACAAACGACAAAGACTGCCCACCTTTGGGTAGTTTGCCTACAATTTTTGGGTCTGGCACACCGTATGCGCCAAGGATTTCATCTAGTTTCATTATCTTTCCCCTTTCAAGAGAAGTGTTCTGTTGGTTACTTGCTTACTATATTTTTCTGTAAGAGCAGGCTCATTCATCTTCAACGATTTAATATCCAACGAAGCCCACGACTTACCCTTCCATGTTGCAATGATTGTTCCATCGACAGTAGCAACCTCGTTCGGTCCAATCAAATCGCACAGTTCTGCTTTCAACCTGTCCTCAATTTCACCGTACGCTTTTAGTTCTGATTTCACATGTTTCAGTTGTGCAACCAACTCCTTAGCCGTATGCGGAAGTTCAATAGACGTAGGTGCAGGCTTCTGGTAACGAGCGGTAATAGTTTCATAAGACCAATGGACTCCTTCAGGGGTCATACCCAAATCGATAGCGGTCAACCATTTGGCAACCTTCTCACAGTGTTCTTCAATCTCACCATCGCTGATGATTTGCTCATAAATATGGAATGTCATGGACGCATCAAAGATTCCCCATGTCACATGACTTACGTCAGCACAGATGGCTTGTTGAATACCTTGGATACGCCAGTAGTCGGGCATTTCGCCTGACCATTCACGGTTCATAGTTTTGATTTCAAGTATCTTGCGCTCATTACCGTTCTCATAGAAACCGTCAAGGGTGGCAATCATGCGTGCACCCTCGTCTGTTTCACAAGCAAACATTTCTTCAGGTGTAATCCATTGGATGCCTGTGCGTTGAATAGCCCAGTTGATGCACAACGGTTCAAGGTCATTGCCACGGGTCATTGCCCATGTGGGTGGGATAGGTGCGGGGGGAATGTCACCTAACATTTCTGCGGCGTACTTGTCCATTGGAACAAACGGGTGTAGCCCGTAGATTGCGGCTACTGCTGATGCTGATAACCGTTTACGTTTCTGCTTATCCCAGAAGCGTGTGTCTAGCCAGTCTTGTTCGCCGTGGGTTGGTTTTGTAATGCGGTAACGTGTGATTTGCATGTGTTCCCTTTCGTAGTGGTTCCTTCATGTATCACCATACACGGGTGTGATACCTATGTCAAGGACTATCCCAAGATTTTTATTGAGCGAACCATCCCAGCAGGAATATGGATTGCGTGGATACCCTCACCCTTGCATAACGTCTGCCACAAATTCACGTGGTCTTTCTTCGAACCTGCATCACCAACAGCAACCAAGAAACCTACGCTCGCAACAATACATTCCCCGTCATCCTCGTACTCATCCATGTCTTGCCATCCACCTTCAGACAGATGTGTGTCAGCCCAGTGGACTAACACCATTGGTGGTTCAGTCTTCGTAATTGGGTTCGGTGTCATGTTCCCCTCGTTCTTTACAAATCGCACAATACTTACCTTCGGCATACAACCAACTGATATTGCAGTCGGGACAGGTGAGCCAGTCTTGTTGGGACATCGGTTTAGTCTAGTAAATTTCCAGCCATCTGGAGGGTTTTAGCATCCTCAACTATGAGACGGTCTAAGGTCTTGAGAACGGTAAAGAATTCGTCTTCTTCAGGGCGGGAAACCCTTGCTGTTACAAGGAATTTGCGGATTGTGTATAACGTTTCGCGTGTCATGGGACCAGCAAATATAGCCGAACTTGCAACTGTTATTCGGTTACTTTTTGTGGTTTTCTACATGCTCCGAAAGTTTGTTTGCAACAACATCTATCTTGTCTTCAGTACGGTAAATCGTTTTGTGCATACCCCTCAAAATGCTTTGCACTACAGCATGGTCGGCTTTGTTTTCTTTAGCGAACCTAGCAACAAGGACTGTTAGCAGACCGAAAGTACCAGCAACAACAGCAGCGAGAACAGTAGCCCAACCAGCATCCATGAAATCATGCTACTTTCGCAGCGAGAAATGCTGCAACCGCAGGCGGAACTTGGTTTCCTTGGGTGTAGCGGATGTGCCACGGCTCTGACTGAACCTCATGCGAGAAGCCAAACAGATGTTCATTGGCTAACATCCATGCAAGTCTAGGTCCTGATGCTGTCGAAACATCAACGGCGATACCAAGGTTATGCTGCGATTTTCCTGGTGTAGCCAACATCGCCATACCTTTTTTGAGATACCACTTCTTACCCTCAAACGTTTTTGTGCTTTGACCCACGATTGGTTCTACTTGGTAGCGTGTGAGGAAGCCCCGCTTTTGGGTTTCGTAATCTCGATATGTGTCACCGCTACTCGTCGGAGTCAGTTTGATACCAGCCTTATCAGCCGCATCAACCATTGCTTCCCAAGCATCAGCAGCACAATGATGCAACGTACCACCAATAGTTTTGCGTAGTTTATCTGGGCTTAATTTTCCAGGCACAGCACCTTTCAGGTGCACACAAAGTTTTACTGGTACAACAGGGTACGCCATAGTTTTACTTGGAAGGTTTTGCGCCGAACGCGCTGTTGATTTCTTCCATTGTCAACTTACCGTCAAGTGACGATGAAGCAAGTTTCTGTACTACGGCGGCAACCGCAGCAAATCCCGCCAAAGCCGCAGCCTTAAACACGCTCAACTCTGGAGCCAAGATTGCGCTACCGCCAACGATAGCCAACGCTGAGGAGAGGAACACTGCGACGATACGACCGAGAACATCTTGTGCTTTTTTCATTCTGATTCCTTTGTGCTAAGAGTTAATGCTGCGTGTAAAACTAATGATACACCAACCAACCATACAGCCTGCCGAAGCGTCGGACCCGACAGGGTAATCAAGACTAAACCCGTGCCTGCGTATGTCCAGGCGTTGTCTTTGATGAGGTTGGTGAGGCGTTTCATTGTCGCCTCATTCTACTACCTGCTGCTGTGAGGGTTGTCCCTGCTGCGATGGCGATGAGGGTTCGGCGTTCTCCTACAGGGATGTTGGAACCTGTTGGTACGTAGTCGTCGAATCCGCCGAAGATGTCTATGGTTTGTTCAAACACTTCTTGGACTGCGAGGGGTGCGTCTTGGATTGCTGCTGTGAGTTCTGCTATCTGTGTTTCGTCTAGTTGTTGGACTTCGATGGTTTCAAAGATTTCGGTGGCTTGTTCTTCGGTGATAACAGCCAACACTTCAGGGTTGGAAGCGAGGGCTTCGGCTTGGTCTGCTGTTACTGCGGTGGCAAGGATTTGGGTGATGAGTGCTACTGCTTCTTCGGGGGCTAGGTTTTCGATGGTGTCTACAACGGTGTCAAACTGTTCTTCGGTGAGGGGGATGTTTGTGTTGCCAGCGTCTAGGAGGGCTTCTGCGAGTTCGGGTGGTAATTCTGCAATTACGGCTGGTGGGAGCATTACGGGGGGTTCTGGTGCGTCTGGTGGCATGTCTGGTGGCAGAGGCATGGTGTCTGGTGGCTCTGGTAGTAGTCCGACAAACGGTAGCGTTTGAGGTGGATAAATAGTAGGGTACGTGTCGGGAGGGAGATTTAATGTTTCTGGTGGATATGTTTCAATCTCTGGTAGTACGAGGGGTGGTATCTCTGGCATGGCTGGTGGCTCTATTTGTGGTGGAGGAACCGTTGCTGGCGGCTCTGGCATTGTTGGCTCTGGCAGGGGTGTGGAAGTTGTTTGAGGTGTCGTAGTAGTTGGTGCGGTTGTTACAGGCACAGTCGTAGAGGGTGCAGTAGTAGTAGTGCTCGTCGTTGTAGTCGTGGATGAAGTTGTGGTTGTCCATGTTGTTGTT